AGGGCAGATCACTGACAAGGAAATCATAGAGGGACGATACACAGTCACAGCTGGAGCTTATGGCAAGTTTCTAGTGACCAAGGAGCAGTATGAGGCTTTAAGTGTAGGGGATGAAATCCCTGATTATCTGAAGAAAAGAGGTAATTAAGATGACCGAAACTATTAAACTACCAAACTACTACGAGCCCGATTGGGAAAATGCAAGATATGGCTCATTGGAAGAACTTAAAGAGTTGTTACTCTACAAGCGTATCGTGAAATGGGACAAGGACTCTCTGTTACTTGAAGATGGCACAAAGGTCACTATTGAAATGTCTGAAAGTGATTGCTGTGCCTCAGCGGGTGGGGAGTTCCAAGATGTATCGCTTGACGCTGTGATTACTGATGTTAAAATTGGCAACCCTAAAGAAATCACTGACCACTGGGGAATAGGTTATAAAAACAAAGTAACTATCTTCCACAATCAGAACCCTGTAGCTATTGCCAATTGTAAAGCAGAGCATAATGGCTATTATTACAGCGTAGGCTCTCTAGTGATTGGTGACATTCATTTCCCAGTAGTGAAAGCGTAGGAGGCAACCAATGAACAAGCGACAACGTTATAAAATAAAAGATTGGGGCTAAAATGACACTATTTAATGAAGTAAAACAACTAAGTTTAGAAAGCCACGTTAAGTGGTTTGAACGTTACTTTAAAGAGTACGACCTTGAGCATAAAATCAAAGTGTCTGCACAAAAAGGATATACAGGATACCTAATAAATGCGATGTCAGCCAAGAGCGAATATCTACAACGTAGATTATGCGACACGAGAACATTAGAAATGTTAAGAGAGCGACTTGGAGAGGGCTTTTCAGTCGGGTATCAATTAACCTATTCTAAAAACATATTCACAGGACAGGAATATGTCTCTAATAAGAAGATACACATAACCTGGCAGAAACACCAAGACAGGAGCATAGATGAATGAATAAACGAGAGCTGATTGAACACATTAGTAGTACATTGGATAAGTATTTAAAAAATACAACATTCGTAAAACCTGTACTGACGATCACAGAAATTGCAAAAAGTGATGAAGTGTCACTAGAATTTGAAGTTAATAAAAATTGTATTCTGTTGGATGATGTTTCTTATCGACTTGGATACGACGAAGGCAGGCTAGATGGTGAATATGTTGGTCAGCAATTAAAAGACGCTGACAAAATTCGGCAAGAATTAAATAAACCAGTAGTAAAGCAGTTTGTGGCAGATTGGTACAAGGAACACAAAGATGATTTTGAAGGAAATTTGTTTAGGCTCATCAATCGGATTCCAGCCATGTATCAAGAAGGAGAATTTAGTGAATTCGAAGAATGGATAATAGATAGCAAAACTGAGCCATTCCAAACTCTTGTCAATATGCACCAATTTGGCTACGAGGTCGAGGAAGAGAAGCGGTATAGAGTGAGAATTAAAGGAGTGTGCTTTAATAGCTGTCTAATTTTTGACAAAATAAATAAAAAATGGTTTTTCTCTTCGATTTATGAGATAGATCATCAAATAGGAAACCACACCCGCAAAGAGCTTGAAGAAGCAGGATTTGAAGAAGTGTTTAATAGTCCGCTGTTTGAAGTTGAGGAGGTTGAGGGATGAACAAACTGTTCTGTCCAAACTGCTATTCTACATCAGTAGTGCATCATCACACTGACTGGAATCATATTGATAATTCGACCGGCCTACAAAAAGCTGTTAGCGTTATATTATGCTTGGATTGCAAGACGCTATTTGTTGATGATTAGGAGGCAGATCGGGAATTATGTGAGATAGTCGGAAAGAATAATGCGACTGCCAACCGTGAGTGGTTGCGCAGGAAGATAAAAGAGTTGGATAAACAAATCGAAGAATTATCTGGACTATAAGGGGTGCAACTCCCCTTACAGCCATATGCCACAAAAAAAATAAATAAAAAGGAAAGTCTTTCATTTTTATGCAAATAGAATATCAGTCTTAAGTGGCAGAAAGACAAGGCTTACTAACTTTAATCGGTTAGTGAGTCATACAGTGCGAGGAAATCAATAATTAAACTTTGGTTTTACTCTTAACACTCGCACTCAAACGGTCAAACTAAAAAACAAAAAAGGAGTTTTCTTTCTAAATATGTTTCTATCATCACTAGGCGCCTGACCGTGCGCCACCCCCTTGCCGAAGCGGGGCCGTGGAAAGTCGCTGGAGCATTACCAGCCGAGGGGTTAAAAGGGCTAAATAAAGAGAAAGGAGATGTCTCTCTTAATTCATAAATCAAAAAAATACAAAAATCATGGTAATTCAAAAACAATCAGGCAGACCATTAGCCCTTGGTGCGCTTGATTTTCAAGGGAGAGAAAGAAAATAGATGTTTTTTGAAGATACATATTACCTGGTAAAACAAAAAAGCCAAGGCACTCTCTGCCTCAGCTAATAGTCTTTGCGATATGACTATTATACCACAAAGGAGACGGAGAGTGAACAAGGCTAAAGAGCTCTTGAATGAGCTACAAAATCTTGATATGGACATTCAAAGCCGTATAGATGAAATCAATGAGCTTGAGGCGGGTTTGCTCTCAAGCCCCAAGTGGACAGCAGACAAGATCAAAGGTGGTCAAGCTAAAAAAGTTGATGATGTCTATACTCAGCTTATCGTTATGAAAGAGGCGATAGAGCAGGATACCAAGGAAGTTATTGACAGGAAACTTGAACTTGGTAGACTCATCAACAAGCTAAAAAATCCAAAGCATAGGTCAGTCCTTAGAATGGCTTACATTACTAAGCTGTATGTAGATGACATCTGTGACAAGCTAGCTATCAGCAAGAGCTCATACTACAGCATGCGTAAGATGGCTATTGAAGAACTGAGTATAATTTTAGAACATTTGGAATAATTTGGAACGTTCTGAAAAACGTTGGATAAGTCTGGGTAATCTTGGTGTGCACTGCACTCATAATCTGTTAGAATGGTAGTATCAAGAATTAAGGAAAAACCTTACTAAGTTTCCACCGCTGCATGACAGCCAAAGGGACGGACTAAAAACGACATTGAAAGCCGTCCAGTGATAAACAAACTATCCAAGATGTCGTTAGTTAAGATAGTGCCCCTTGTTGGTGGTTGAGGGGGCTTAGGGAATATAGCTCAGTTGGTAGAGCGTCGGTTTGAAGCACCGAAAGTCACTGGTTCAACTCCAGTTATTCCCATTGTATCTCTGTGAGTAGCTATCACAATAGGGGTACAGGGCGGTAATCAGATTTAGGCTGATTAACCTGTAGGACAGAGATAAAGTAGCGCTATATAAGGCTCTGGTGGGGGAGGCACCCACTTACCGCATACAGTCACTCAATGAGTGGCTTTTTTATATTTCAAAACAAATAAATAGCAGGAGGTTTAGGCTTGGGTAGAGCAAGAGACCCCAACCGAGACAAAGCATTTGAAATCTATTCAGAGAACAACGGAAACATTGAACTGGTTGAGATTGCTGAGCGTTTGGGTGTTTCAGCTGGCACTGTCCGAGGTTGGAAAAGTAAAGACAAATGGGATCCTAAAATAAAAGGAACGTTCCAAAAGAAAAATACGGAACGCTCCAAAAATCCAAGGGGTGCTCCAAAGGGCAGTAAGAACGCTTTAGGACACGGAGCTCCTAAGGGAAACACTAATGCCCTCAAACATGGCTTGTTTGCTAAGTATCTGCCACAGGAGGTGTATGAGATAGCTCAAGAGCTATCAGACAAGCAACCTATAGATATACTCTGGGAAAATATCACGCTGACCTACGCTAATCTATTGCATGCTCAGCGTATTTTATTTGTCCAAGATGTCGAGGACAGCAATACCTTTGTCACAAGCGAGGGTAAGGCTGGTGTGGGATACGAACATCACACGGCATGGGATAAGCAAGGAAAGGCTCTAGCTGCAATAGCAAGGGCACAGTCAGAGCTTAAAGGCATGATTAAGACCTATGATGAACTGACACGGTCACCACTGGTCACAGAGGAGCAACGCTTGAGAATTGATAACCTCAAGGCTCAGCTTGGTTCTAATGATGAGGATGACACAGTCATTACTGGATTTACATTTGACAGGAGTGAGTACAATGGCAATACTAAACCTAGCCAAACTGATTAACCCAGTATTTGATGAAGTGCTCTACACTCTCAAGAGCCATGTAGTGCTCAAGGGTGGACGTGCATCAACCAAGTCATCTGTGGTCTCTATTGACCTTGTAAATGACTTCATAAATGATCCTATGGGCAATGTGGTAGTTTTGCGCAAGGTCGGAAAGTACCTGAGGATGTCAGTATATGAGCAGATAAGGTGGGCCATCTATGAGATGGGGCTAGCTAATCAGTTCAAATTTGGGAAATCTCCCCTACAGATAACTCACAAACAAACAGGAACCGCTTTTTATTTCTATGGTGTAGATGACCCTATGAAACTCAAATCCCAAAAGATAGCCAAAGGCTATGTAATGTCTGTATGGTTTGAGGAGTTAGCAGAGTTTGCTGGCCGTGAGGATATAGATATCGTAGAAGATACCTTTATCCGTCAAGAGTTGCCTAATGGTAAACAGGTCAAGGTCTATTTCACTTATAACCCACCACGAAATCCCTATGATTGGATAAATGGATGGGTAGCTGAGAAAGCAAGCGATCCAACGTACTTGATACATCACAGTACCTATTTAGATGATAAGCTGGGCTTTCTGTCTAAGCAGATGATCGAGAAGATAGAACGGTACAAAGAGACTGATCCAGACTACTATCGCTGGATGTATTTAGGTGAGGTAATAGGTCTTGGTAATCATGTTTACAACATGAACTACTTTAAACCACTACAGAGCTTGCCAGAAGACGATAGGCTTATCGGCATATCATTCGCCCTGGATACAGGACACCAACAATCAGCAACGGCCTGTGGTGCTTATGGATTGACTGCCAAGGGTAATGTTATCTTGCTTGATACGTTCTACTATAGCCCAGCTGGCAAAACCATCAAGAAGGCACCTAGTGAGCTCACTGTGATGATCCATGACTTTATCGATGAGGTCATG